ATGGAAACTCGAAGAAATTACACTCGCCAGAAAAAAGCCTACGCTCCGAAAGTTTCGGAACAAGGCAAGCTACAACCTCAGGACAAAGAGCTCGAAGAAGCCGTGTTGGGAGCTCTCATGCTCGAAAAAGATGCCTATACCACCGTTTGCGACATCTTAAAGCCAGAGTGTTTCTATGAGCCGACCAACCAGCTCATTTATAGTGCAATATCCCGGTTGGGAGCACAACAACGCCCCATTGACATGCTCACCGTCACCGAGCAACTGCGACTCGACGGAAAGCTCGATGAAGTCGGCGGAGCCCTCCGTATTTCCGAACTTACCGGACGTGTAGCATCGGCGGCGCACATCGAATACCATGCCCGCATCGTAGCCCAAAAATATTTGGCTCGGGAATTAATCGAATTTTCCAGCGAAATACTCAACAAGGCCTTTGACGAGACCAACGACGTAGATGACCTTATGCAGGAAGCCGAGGGGAAACTCTTTGAAATTTCCCAACGTAACCTGAAAAAAGACGTTACTCAAATAGACCCGGTACTGAGCGAAGCTATCAGACAAATTCAAATAGCAGCCAATCGAAGTGACGGATTGAGCGGACTGCAAACCGGGTTTCACGACATCGACAAAATTACTTCCGGTTGGCAAAATTCCGACCTCATCATTATCGCCGCCCGTCCCGCTATGGGAAAAACGGCATTCGTCCTTTCTATGGCAAAGAACATGGCTGTCAGCTATAACACGCCGGTGGCTATCTTCTCGCTCGAAATGTCCAATGTCCAGCTTGTCAATCGTCTCATCATCAACACTTGCGAAATCCCCGGCGATAAAATCAAAAGCGGACAGTTGGCCCCGTTCGAATGGGAACGGCTCATGTCTCGTATCGAAATACTGAGGAACGCTCCTATATATATAGACGATACCCCCAGCCTTTCCGTTTTTGAACTTAGGACAAAAGCACGCCGATTGGTTCGCGAGCACGGAATCAAAATCATCATCATAGACTACTTGCAACTGATGAACGCTAGCGGTATGTCCTTCGGGAGCCGAGAACAAGAAGTCAGCACCATATCTCGTTCGCTCAAACAATTGGCAAAAGAGCTTCAAATACCTATCATCGCCCTGTCCCAGTTAAATCGTAGTGTGGAATCCCGGGGTAACGACAAAGACGGTAAAGAAGGGAAACGCCCGCAACTTTCCGACTTGCGTGAATCGGGAGCTATCGAGCAAGATGCCGATATGGTTTGCTTTATACACCGTCCCGAATATTATACGCGGTCCAAGGAAGATGCCAATGGAAACAGCATCGAAGGCTTGGCAGAATTTATCATAGCCAAACACCGTAGCGGTGCGACCGATACCGTGAATATGAAATTCGTCTCTTATCTGGCTCGATTCCAAAATTACGACGAAGACACCCGACTGACCGATTTCAGTGCACCGGTAACCTCGAAGTTCAATACTCCCGACACGAGCACACCATCGGCAGCGCCACTGTCTGGGAACCCCGATTTCCTGAATCCCCCCGGTTCGTCCAATAACGATATACCCTTCTAAAAAGAACTTTTATCTCCCGACCGATGTTATTCTTTCGAATAACTAATATAGTATGGAGAAAAAACGACAAAAAATCTGGACTGCGATAGGTGTAGGCATAGCTATCGCACTACTGTTATATTGGCTCACATTGGCCATTTGGATAGACGATGATACCGATACCCCTATGCCTCCTCCCGTAGAAGAAATCTCGAATTATTAAAATATACTAAAATCGCTCCGGATAAAAACTTTTTGCAATACGAGTGTGTTTTATTATCGAAACCGGGAAAGAAACGGCTCTCCTTAGGGAAAAAGAAGCGAAGCGTCGCTTCCGTCGAGCCAAAATCTCCGGTCTGGAAGAGTTAATTTATACGATAATATTCTTGTTTTTTGTGTGTTTCATTGGTATTATATTATCCTTTGTTTATTCCTGTAATAAACATTATCCTCTTTCTTGTTTTTGATATATTTCAAGTAGTAAAGCCCCGTCGTGAGACGAGGCTTTACTATTTACATTCCCCCATCAACGTATTCCGAGTCTGTTCAATGCTTGCTGGTATCGAATTGCATTTCGTTGATGCTCTGCCAAAGTCACGGCAAAATTATGATAGCCCGAAAAATCCTCTTTGGCGCACATATAAAAATACCCGTTCGGTGTATGTGTCAGCACGGCATTGATAGCCTGTTTCGAAGGAATCCGTATAGGGCCGGGAGGCAATCCCGTAACCCGATAAGTATTATATGGCGATTCTATGGTCAAATGAACATTCAATATGCGTTTCAGCGAAAAATCCCCGTGGGCAAATTTTACCGTAGGGTCTGCCTGCAAAGGCATGCCTTTACGCAATCGGTTCATATAAAGACCCGCAACCTTTCCCATTTCATCACGTTTGTTAGTCTCTTCCTCTACGATCGAAGCCAGAGTCGCTACCTCCACAGGAGTCAATCCCCACCGCTTTGCCTGTTGCTCCCGCTTTCCTTCCCAATAAATGCGATACTCCCGCTTCATCTTCTGTAAAAAAGATTCGGGAGTCACAGTCCAGTAAAACTCATAAGTATCCGGCAAAAACAAAGCCGGGAGAGTCGCTTTCGTAAAACCTAAATCCGCACAAACACTATCGTTGTACAGCAAAGCCAACAACTCCTCTTTCGAAAAAAACAACTGCCCCGATACCCTTTCGGCCAATTGTTCGAGAGTGCGTACGTTATTAAATGTAACTCGTATGGGAGATTGGCTTCCCCTCGACAATTTCAAAGCCATCTGCCGAGCTGTCATACCGGCATGAAGCCGATAAGCTCCTACACGAACATTAGAATCGAATTTATAAAACGACAGCAAACGTTTTACTCTCGGGATCGAATTCTCATCTGGAATCACCGAATGCAAAGCACTATCGAGCTGAACATCATTCCACTTCGGATAAACATAGCACACCGTTTGTTCGGTAATAACAGGATCATACAAATAACTCTTCATTACCGGAATAAACAAACATGCGAGAATCAAAATAAGCCCTCCTGTTATCCAAGCAAATATCTTTATACCTTTATTCACATTCGACATAATAATCCGATTATACACAGCGCAAAAGCACCTTGACGGGACAAAAGTAACGATTATTCCCGAAATAAAATAATGCGAAAAAGTTTGCTGTTTCAAATATTCCGCTTATCTTTGCGCTGCATTTGAAAAATGACATCAACGACAAATCGTCCTTTGGAAGGATGGGTGAGTGGCTGAAACCACCAGTTTGCTAAACTGACGTACTCGAATGGGTACCGGGGGTTCGAATCCCCCTCCTTCCGCAAATTAAAAGCGTAACACTGTATTATACAAAATGTTACGCTTTTAACATTTTAAATATGCACAATATTTGCACAAGATATTATAATCCTATTTACTCTTTCTCTTCCAAAGTTACATCAATTCCTACGATCTCACAATATTTAAGGAAGTTGGTCAAGTTGACATTCTTCCCACTTTCAATGGCATTGACTGTTCCAAAGTTCATACCCTGTTTCCAGATATTATATTGGGACAGCCCCTTTTCTTCGCGAATCTTACGCACTTTTTTCGATAATTCTTCTATTGTCATACTCCTATTAATTCCTTCTTTATCGCCTCTAAAAATGCGATAGATGTTAATACCGTATTCCTATAATTGTAATCACTACCGGCTGCAATCGCATTCTTACGACCGTCTAAAATCAGCGTATCAATGAACAACACCATTTGCCGAACCGTAATATTGCCGATGTCTGCCGAGAATGTCGATAGCGATGTATAATACTTCATAGCCTGTTTTAAAAGGCCCCGTATTTTGGTCTTATCAGGATTTTTACCGGTAATACGCTTAATGCTTATCTTTGCGGAGATATTAGACCCTGACAATCCTGGCTCTATACGGTAATCCTCTCCGACTTCCTCGATAATGCCGTCGATATACTCGACTTTGGCGATGAATCCATTGTCTATGTCCGAGCAGTATATGAAGTCAACTTCTCCGAACTTGTGCGCCCGGTTATGATCTACAATGAATAGTGGAAATTCTCTCTTCATAATTTTATAGAATGGTTACAAATTCTTCTCCGATATTGAAATTACGGTTATACTTCCATGTGCTATTGTCGTTTTTCCTTTTTGCTAATTGAATTTCAACCGTCATATCGTTGTTTATTAGAAATGTTGCCGACCATTGTGATTGGGTAGACGGATAATCGTAACCCAATATTCGCTTGTATTCGTCCTCCGTAATTTCGCTTTCAAACCAGACTGTTTTGCCAGATTCAGAAGATATACGATTTAACGACAATAAAACACCTTTAATCTCAATATTCAGCCCGTCAGGATTTTCTTCTATCACACGCCGTGCTATTTCTGTGCGTTCTTCTTTGTTTGTTCCTGCAAACCCGTTATGAGAGGTAGATTTATTGGCATTGTCATACTTGGCATTCGTTTCGTCGATTATCACATCTTTACGACCACTGATTAAGTACTTAATTTGAGTTTTCATATCTAAGCATTTTATTAAAATTCAATTTTTATATTATGTTCAACGGCTGCAAAAGCTAATACCCATGCTTGTTTTTCTGATATTTTAGCTACTCGTGGGCTACGATTTCTCATTTTACCTTCTATACTTTCAGCAACTTTTGATGCAAACACATTTAATCTCTTTATTTCGTACAAAAATCTTGACAGAGCTTCGTATGCCATATAATATTGAGAATTATTGTTTATAATCTCTTTCGATGAAAGGTTTATAATTTCGTCAAATATTTTTTTCGAGTCGCTCCTGTTGTCTTTTTTTTCTTGTCTCATTTTTTTTGCTTCTCTTTTAAGAGAACTATTTGTAACCCTTACAGAAAAACCTTTTGATGAAAAATTTGAAGCTAATTTCATAAACGGCAAAGAGCTATTAATTTTTTTTATATGCTTTTTGTCCCCCTCTACGAATAATGTCACGATTGATTGCCCATCTTCTTCGTATACAGCATCCACTTTAATGCCACTAATATTATTTTCTGATAATATTTTTTGAGCTTCTTCTATCGTTTTCATATATAGTATTCCTTTTTGATTACACTACAAAGATACTCCATTTTATCATATATACAAAATATTGTAGTATAAATGTTTTATGATTTATCAATATTTAACAAAACGAATGATGTGGAAGATTTTCCGCAAAAATGATTGACATAGAATTAAACACGAATGCCGGAGCTTCTCACCCCGGCATTTCCCTGTTCATCATTTGCATTTCCGAATATTCCTTTGAAATTTTCGCCTCATTCTCCTGTTCAAGAGACCGTTATCGGCAAACCGATTCAAGGTATCCTTCTCTTCCGGCGAAAGCAGGTTATAAACCTCCTTCCTCGACTTGCCGGAACAGATGGCTTGTATGATTTTAGCTATCTCCATGTACTTCCCGAATTAATTTCTTTCTGCAACACTCACATAGGAACTTCTTCGACACGGGGAACATCTTCTGCCCGATATATCCCCGAAGGTACTGTTCTTCCTCCCCGTAAGGGTCAATGCCGAACGTCCGGGATATATGCCTGCACAAATGCCCCTTTTCATGGTCCCAAGAGTTTTGGAACTGTTCGGGACTCGTCGTCATGGCAATTACCATCACCGTCCGTCGATGCTCGAAATTGGAATAGGTAAGTCCTGTATTCAAGTTACCGGACGACAAACTTCTGAAAGCATTTTCCAGATTACTCCCCGTACAACCGATCCGTTCCAGCTCCCGGAGTATGGTGTTTGTCCAGTAGGTGGTAACGGCGTAAAAAACCCTTACGTGCCAGTCGTATTTCGCTATGTAGAAATCCTGAACAATCATGTTTTATAACATATCTTCCCACATGATCGGAGTACCCGAACCTATACAGTCAGCATAGAAACGTGTAAAGGGCAACCCGTCGTAACCGTCAGGGTCGTCGATATAGTCCTTTACAAAAAGAGCCAAATGGGTATCGTCGGGAATCGATGATTTCAAATAGTCGGCCTTACCCATATTGGCGACAAATACATGGTCGTACCCTTTGGCCTTTTCCAACTTCACGCCCGCCTGTGTCAAGATGACCTCTACATCTTCTTTCGAAAGGGCTTTTATCTCCTCCTTCTTTCCGGTGGCCTTGTTTTCGGCCTTCATTCTGGAAACCGCCCACTCGCACATGTTCTTGGAGAAGTGCCAGCCGTATCGGGAAAGGTACTCCGTCATGCCGGAGGGGAAAATATCATAAATGTCTAATCGTTGGTTCATAACACTGCTTTTTTATGTTTTTGAAAAGAGAGGGGATTTCTCCCCTCCCTATTAATAGAACTCGCCGTTGGCACGTCTGCGTCTGCGTTCCCCCATTTCGTCATAGTACGAAGGAGGATAACCGGGAGCATAACGGTTGTTCATTCCACTGGAAGAACCTCCGCCATAATTCCCGCCGCCGTAACTGCCGCCATTATTGCCACGGAAGCCCATATCGCCGCCCTGCATTTCCCGCATGGCAGCTTCATAGCCTTTCTTGTAGCCGTGCTCGCAACCTTCCTTGTAGGCCATTTCGAGCTCTCTACCGCCGCGTTCATTGAATCCTTCATATCCACGGCCTTCTTCTAATATTGACCACATTCCCATATTACTTTTTGTTTTTAGTTTCAGCAACACCGAGCTGTTCCATCAGTTTTTTGTTCATGGCCATTAGGTCGGCCATGCTTCTGCTCATTTCGGACATCTGCCCTTTGAGGGTGGCAATCTCCTGCTCCTGCCTTTGCTTTTCCGCAAATTCAGGATTCAAAACTGTCAATATCTTGTCACACCCGGCAATCACGTTCTCGTGGTAATTACGCCGGTTCAGTTCGTCCAAGCTCTTTTGCCGGATAGCCGACACTTCCGAGTTCATGGCCTCTCTGGAACAAGATATAACGATGTTGCCGTTTTGCCCGAAGTCAGCGATGTCCGCCCCTGCCGGCAAGTTCTGGAACGTCGTGTTCTGCCCGTTCACGTAGACCACCACGTCCACCACCATTTCCATCTGAGGTATCTGACCGATAGGTGTCGGCATGGGGTACTTGGGCTTCGCAGCCGAAACGCTGACGACGGAGCCTATATCCACTAAGGGATTTTCGTCCTTATGAAGGATAAATAACTGGTTGTTTGCTCGAAGATTCTGAAACATAGTTTTTTTGATTTAATGGGACTGCCCGATAAAAGGCAGCCCCGTGTTAATTATTTGCTTTTGGCAGCGACGTTGGTTGCCGCCGTCGCCGTAGTAGGTCTGTACCCACCGTTGACAAGGTACACTTCGTTGGTGTACTTGTTGTAATGGATTTCATAGATCCCCGTACCGGCGATATTCTCTACCGTCACCGGCTCGTTGTTGTAAGCCAGCAGAGGTCTCGTGTCCCCATTCGTCCCGATGAGAATGGGAAGCGTTGCGGTCGTTCCGGCGGGTATCGCCTGACGGAGATTGATATAGAATCCCCCCACATAGTCCCTGTTACGGAACGCATGGTTTGGAAGTTCCAAAGTCACGTTCTCCGTGCCGACCGTCACCGCCACCGTAGGAAGAGTGTTGTAATTCACTCTGCCCAGCGTCGGGAACGGAAAGGGAAACCTTGTAAAAAAGTTAGGCCACATATATACCTCCTTTCTTACTGGAATTAACCCCAGTAGTTGTTGCAACCGCATCCGTAACCGCTGCGCCCGTATGCGACATCGCCCGCATAAGCACCATAAGCGGCAGCCCGATACAAGTCCGTGTTTACAGCCTGAATGTTCGGATATACCACGGGAACGGTATTGGGTAATTTACACTTGATGCCGTCCACATCGCTTTGGAGAGCCTGCAAACCGGCAGCGAGGGGAGCAATCTGTTGCCCTACCGCGTTGAGAATGGTCGCATTCTGGTTCCGTTGGGAGATTTCAGCCGCCAAAGTAGCCTTCTCTGCCGTCAAAGCGGTGATCTTGTCCTGTAAAGCCTGAGTTTGGATAGAATCCAGCTTCGCCAAAATGGCACGAGTGTTCTCATTGCCGCTGTCCACGAGGGAGTGGGTTTGTTCCGAGGTGGCGATACGGGTTTCATATCCTTGTCTCTCGATTGCGTTTTGCGTCTTGCAGCAGCAATCTGCGATTTGAGTCGCCAGCGTACAATTACTCGATTGAATGCTGTTGATGATCTGTTGTGCGGACATGCCCACTTGGTTGCCGACACCCTGAATCAAGCCCTGAATGTTGCACAAGGCGGATTGTAACTGTTGGGTAGAGCAGTTCAAGGACGAAGCGAGTTGGTTGATGGCATTACCGTTCCCTTGAATGGCCGACATCAGGTATTCACGTCCGACATCGCCGTTCAACTCGGCAGGAAGCCCGCCCCGGTTGCCAAAACCTCCGAATCCGTTACCGCCCCAGCAGAACCACAGCAGGATAATCCAAATCCACCACATGCCTCCGCCCCAAGCGTCCTGATTGTTCCTTCCCTGATTGAGAAGGGCCAAGAGTCCGGGATCGACCCCTTTACCACCCATCAGGTTGGGCAATAAAGCCATGATGTCGAACTTGCTTCCGCCACCATTGGGCTCTTGATTGAAAACATACGTTCTTTCCATATAGATATAATTGATGGTTACGGCCAATATCGGCCGCATACAAACGTATGGCTATTGCCGTTGCTATCCTCGGATTTCGGTGGCTATCCTGTTGCTGACCCGTTGATTTGTCGTTGTCAGAATAAAACTTCCCGAACACCGCTGTTTCAGGCTGTTTTTCAATTTGTTCACTCCCTGTCTGGTCATGGAAAGATAAGCGGCGGTGTTCTCCTCGGAGAAGCCGAGCGATACCAACGCACAGATGAGCAGGCAACGTGCGTCGACCGCATTTTTGTTCGCACCGTTAATCAATTCGCCGTAACACAGCTCACATTCCTCGCAAACGATTTGCAAGACGTGTTCAAAGATTTCATTGGTTTTCATATCTCTTGCTTTTTAAATATTTGTTAAATTATAGATTGTTGACACAATAAAAAACATCACGTTCCTGTTTAAAGGCTGTGAAAGCCTCGTAACATTCCCCGTGATGTTGTCTCTTGTTAGTTTTGGAAGAGCAGCAAGAGATTGAGGCTTTCCTTTATACTCCGAAGCCTCGGAAGGAGTCGTAAATCAAATTATATCAAGAAACCCAGTCCTTTCAATTTTGTTATCCATTTCACGATGTAAGGGACAAGCAGCAAGACAATGCCACCGAGAGCCCACCAGCACCATCGGGGAGTCTTGTACTTTACTACCTCGACGGGGTAGGGTACTTGTATGCTGTCCGTCTTGGATATATACAGCGTATCGATTCTGTCCTTGAACCTGTATATGTACTTGTATTGGAACTCACGTATCGTGTCTCCCGATTTCTCGATGAAAACACTGTCCCGCATGTATATGGAATCGAGCTGCACACGATTCAGATACACCGTGTCGCTCTTTGTCGTTTCCACAGGAACATACACATGTCTGGTACAACTCGTCGCAGCCAAGATAGCCAAAAACAACAATAGGAATACGATATGTCTCATAGGCTCAGTATTTGTTTCCGGTTCTTCGATGTCGACACATAAGACACGTGCACCCAGCTGTAATTGCTCTCGTCAATCAACTGGTCGAAGGGAAGGTTATCCCGAATCAATTCGAACAGCTTCTTATTCTCCTCTCTGCTTCCTCCCGTGATGTCAGCCGCATTACCCCTCATGTGCTGGCTGTTTTTCGCACCACCCACGGCGGCATTGAGTTTAGGACAACGATAGCCCGAATTGACGGTTATCGCCTTTCCGTACATCTCCCGCAAGGGGTCTAGAACATGGGTGACAAGGTTCGACAGCGCAACCGACACTTCGGTCGTCGGGGTATTGTCTATACCCAGTTTATCGGCCGTTGAGCTCTTTGTGAGTTCTTTCATCGTGAAGTATTTCATATCCATTCTTCATTTTTGGCGACAAAAAAAAGCGGTGACTTTTTTTTAGAATCACCGCTTGTAACGAATGTATGGGAGAGTAGCCTTAGGGTTAGGCTTATCCGTTATTGAAAATGGGACAAACATAGGCCGAAGGCATTATCAATCCTCTCTCCTCAATTCATCGAGCCATTGTACAGGGTCGACATCTTTTAGACGAGGGTAAGCCTTTTCGATTAAAGAATTTAAATAACTTTCATCGAATTTTGGAGAATAATCAGCCGGTATCGGAGGTTGAGAATCCGTATCGGACGAGTTCTGGACATAGGGGAATGAACCTTTTGTATCCATGTGAACAATGTTTATTTTTTTCGGTTCGGGAAAATACCCTTTAATACGATATTGGCTAAACCTAATACATTGATAGTCGTCGTAGCCAGTAGAGCTATCAATATTTCCGGTCCCAATGAAAATAATCCGATCCCGCAAAATACAAGAATGGCAATTACTATGAATAACCATATGGGGATAATCCACATGACCCATCTGGCCAAATGTTTACGAAATTGTGTATCTTGTGAATATCGCTCCCGTATTTGTTCGGATAAATTCTTGTCGTCTATGTCGCCCAAATTTGAGTCGGGAGAAATATGGACACCATTCTCACTACGTAAATCCAAGCCGCTAAAAGAATCTTTCTGTTTAGTCATGCTTTGGGAGAAATTAGTGTCTTAAAATACTCTTGGATATAACTATCCGGGATTCTATCCCCCCAGCTGAATGAAGGCTGCTTAACGGTCCTATCCCACGGAGAACCGGGCTTGTGAGACCATTCCGTCAGATAGGCGGCAGTTTTAGAACCATAGCTGCCAAAGACCAGTTTCATCAGAGATTCCATTTCGGAATCACGGGCTATTTTTTCAAGGTTTTCATCAGAAAGGGAAATTTCTGAAAAATCCTTTTTTATCAATTTATTTCGAGTGGTCGGGAAAACCGGACCATACGGCCAAGCCTGAGGGTGCTCGTTTGTCAAGCGTTCGTTCTTTACGTAAAGATATACTCCATAAGCTATATACAACAACTTTTGAAGCTTAGTCATGTTAATGAAAAACTTATTCTGGTTAGCAAACGCAATGATATAGTTTGCAACCGTAACGCTATCGTATTTATAGGTATCGCTTATCATCTTGTTGCAAAGTAACAAAAAATATCGTAACATGCAACCAATTCTTATACTTTTTTACGATAAATCAAACGGTGATTCCAAGAAGTCAAAGAACGCTTTCCCGTCGCCGGGTTATAAAAATTCTTTTTTTTCGTCAGGCAATCCAGACCTCGATTTGAATCACCAGCCCTCCCAGTATGGTCGCCAGCAAGTCGGCATACGACCAAGCCCCCGGCTTCCTCCACTCGTCGACAGCCTCCTTGATACAGCCCGCTATGGCAGAGAACAGCACACAATATTCCGCCGTCGCACCTATCACGATGGCGAAGAAAGAGGCGATGACACCTCCTGCGATAAAATGCAGCAGCTTGTCGTGGGGAATAGACAATAACAACCCTTTGATTCTTTCCAAAATTTTCTTCATATTATTCGTTATTTAATCGGTGATAAAAATCGAGCTTGATACGGTCATAGACAGAAAATACATTGGTTTTAGCCCTGTCATCGTTCACCGTATGGGCATATATCTCGTTCTCGACAACCTCTGCCACCCAGTCTATCCATTCAGGATTGGTATAACATGAAAGACGTTTACCCCGATAGGTAAAGTAGTCGAAACGGCTGTTCCTGTCCTCGTACTGGTTCGTGAGATTTCCGATAATTTTTTCATGCGTCCTATTCCTGTCGGATATATGGTTTTCCTTCCTAACTTGTTCGATAATTTCCAAAACCCGTCTGGCGGAAAGGTTGAAAAATTCACTCGTCATGTTCTTTATTCGAAGCTGCGTTTCCGGTCTAAGACCTTCCGATATGTCGGACAACATGTTATTCTGGTCGTTCGTCTTTTCAATAAGCTCTTTCAGGGATTCTCCATAATCCTCCATACTCTTGGTGATAATCGATTTGAACCACTTGAAGCAGGCCACCATCATCATGGCCGACAACACCAAGAAGAATGCTGCGGTCATCACCAAGAACCCCTGTTCGCTTATCCCTCTGGCTACCTCCGTAGCCTCGTTTATCCCTCCCATATCAATGTTTCTGTTTTTCGATTAACAATCTGGCTTCCTCTTTGCAGGATTCCGCATAGGCGTTATAAGCCTCGAACTCCTCTGCTTTCGTATCTCTTTGCCGAAGTATCGCCAACTCCTCCGACAAGGTATATTTCCGACGGATCAATCCGTTTACCGTTTCTCCGTAGTCCATTGGTACAGTAGATGTTTCCGTGCCGTCCTCCGTCGTTTCCGGTGCTTCCTCGTACTCATAGACTATCGCACCGTTCCGGTAATACATCACGGGTATTTTTCCGGGTATCTCTTCGGGTGATGGGATAGAATCTATTCGTATGAATCCTTCTATCAGGGTTTCGCCATAATAAATATTAGTGACTCTTTCGTCGCATATTTTAACTTGTATCATATCAATTGAATTTTTTATACCTCGGATACAGAAGTTTTCCATTTTCCAAATTCGGGTTAGGTATCTGAATATACCCGAAATCTCCTTTTATCACTCTCCCGACATATTCGTCCATATTTATATCTGCATATACATAAGTATTATAGTACAAGCTGTTGAAAGTGAGTTTATAACTATAACCATAAATCGCATTGCCCATCAATGAATCGCTTGGGGAAACATTGACATAAGTATTCATGGTATATCCCGCTTCGTTTTTCTTGGCAAGAGTTCCGTTCTCTATGTTTGACATCTCTATCGTACAAATCTTTTGATGGCTTATAACATAAGCCGCACTGTTGAAATAGACGATAATGTTATATCCTGAACCTTCTATTTTCCCTACAAATGAAATATCGCCGTTGGAACTGTCGATTTTAAACAAATTACTGTACGACAGGAAATAATTGAATCCGTTGTATTCGCATTGTCCGAAATTCTGAATATCTGAAATAGAGGCTCCGGACAATTCTTTCAGATCGAATTCTTTTTCAGTGAGACCGGTTTCAAAATCTATCAGTCGTAGAACGCCATCATTTTTGTAAAAATAAACGAAGTCCTTATATTCGACGAAGTTGCAATTATAGTACGGTTCTGATAAAGTCCATATCTTAGTTCGTGTATCTAAATCCCAGCAGGTGATGGCACTACTGTTAGGTACAATGATTTTACCGTCTTTATAAACGAAGCAAGAGTTTCTAATATATTGATATGAATGTATATTTAACGGGATTTCATCATAAACGGTATCTTCTCCTGTCTGTTCATTCCAACAGGCAAGCCTGCTATCCTTGTTGCAATAAAAGAACAAACCGTTTTTAAAATAATACAGCTGGTAGGTTTTACTCGTATCTTCGAATAATTTCCCGTTTATCCCCTGCGCAGAAATAACATTGTCTTTTATTTCGATGTTTTCTCCACTAATCAATCTGTCTTGTTTCCCGGAGATTTTATTGTCTATGCTCTCCGCCGCTTGGTTCGCTTTATCGGCTGCCGCATTAGCCTTATTTGCAGCAGCCAAAGCAACAGCACCCGCATCGGTAGCCGGCTTCTGCAACTCCTTGATTTGTTCGGGTGTAAAATCCTCGTAGGTGAATGGATCTCCTTTATCTCCCTTATCCCCTTTATCTCCTTTTTCACCGGGCAAGGCAACCATTTCCTCCACCACGGTGGCATCGGGCACTATCACCTGCTCATGAACGATTATACAATCACTATCTGCCATATCACTTGATGATTATATTGGTTTTGTAAACATCGCCATAGTCCCATTTGCCGTCATCGAAATCGGCATCCTCTATCCAGTAGTGCCTCTCGACCGTGAGCAAGCCATAGCGAAAAGTCCCGGAATTGAATATGCCGTACAGCACGCCGTCACGGAACACACAGTTTTTTCGTGTCTTTCCGTCGTAGCTCACTTCGCAACAACAACCGGCCTCGTCCTTGTAGATGAACTTAAACTTCTTCGTCTCGGCATCGATCGGGCTCCCGTTCTTGTCCTCAAAGCCAATGGTAAACTTAATATCCTCCCACGAGTACTTCACTATGGGCTCTTTTTCACTCATCGCTGCCATCGGATAATGCGTTGAACATTTTTTCCACCAGAGCTTTCGTTTCCTCGACCGTGGAGGTCATGGAATAGACATTCATGTTAAAACTGCCTTGCCCGACAGTGACATGGCCTTTTTCCACACCGTTTTCCACAATTCGGTAATTGACCGCTTGCAGGTTATCTACCGTTTTCTGTCCGTCGAATTGACGGCTGATGTTCTCGCTGATTTTTACTAACTCAATCATAATGTTTTGTATTTATGGTTAACTGATAATCCCGCTGTCGGGAATGTCGAATGTCACGTTTTTGGATAGGGAGTCGAGTTGGACGCCGGCCTCTCCCGACGAGGAGATCCCATATACAGAACAGGTCAGGTAATAGGTATGGGTTCCCGGTGGAAGGTCTGGATGTGTCGTCCCCAAAGGGATATTCAAAATGAGAATCCCGGTTCCCTTGTATTCGTAATCATATATCGCGAGGAATCCGGACCCCGAAATACGGAAGGAGTATTTCTCACCCACCGGAGGATTTCCGTTCGGAAAACTGATACGCACATGAAAGTAACTCGAAAGGAAAGTGAAATCCACGATTTTAATCGGGGTATATGTGCTGTTTATCTCGGCTGTCATGGCTATCGATGTGGGTATGGGGAAATAATCCGCCACGGTAATCTGTTTGTCGACCCCTGTCCAGTATTCGAACGACTTCTTATCGATAAGGAACAATGTCACCTTCAAATTCGCCCCTATCGAATCGTCCCCCGGAAATGTGTCGCTCTGTCCGACAGG